ATTGGATTTGACTGCGGACATGCAGGGCAGACAGAAACAAGCTCGAAATATTCATTGCAGGTTTATGAGCATTTTGGCAATTACAGGAGATGGCTGAACAGCTTTACCTGGGCTTCGGATTATGATGACTCGCAGCTTTTGAAGGAGATAGTTGAGATCATTGCATTTTACAGACCTCTTGGCGGATACGGTGATGCTCTCAAACAGAATTTTATTTCATCCTTGAACGATATTTGCTGGAGGGAAGGGCTTACTGATCTGAACAGGGAAGAGTTTCCCGACAATAAGCCATCGAGCTGGGATCACTGGTTCATTACTCCGTTGTGGAATACGGACAAAAACAAACATTTTTATTATGATTCACTTCAGCAGGGAATTCATAAAGGCACTTGCTACTATCCATATTATTCGATTTCAGACAACAGGCATGAAGCGGCACAGATGAGGCAGCTCAAGAGGCAGATGCTCAATATCAGAAAGGAAAAAACAAAGGGATCGTACCCTCGTTATAAGGCAAATGATGAGAAGATAGGAGACGATCATACGGATGCGGCAGGAATGGCAAATCTATGGCTTGATGTACATGTGCAGAAGCCGATAGATTACAGCTTGATCAAACCTTCGGGAATGCAAACCAAGACTGCCGGCTTGACGGATAATTCAATACTCTCGGATCTAAATATTTCGAGAGAAAATTATGACAATTTTTAGGAGAAAATATGAAATTTGGACAATTACAAAGCGTTCACCCATATTGCAGGGCAGCGGATAGAGGTACAGATACGGCTGCCTTTGCTGAGACACGCGGAATTGCGTGTAATGTTGCGGCATCATACCATGTTACGTTTGAGGAAGATGGCGTGACGCCGGTTGCGATGTATCTCAATAAAGGTATTGTATATCCTTTTTTAATCACAAACATTCTCACTACCTTGGATGCTGCGCTGACTGCGGGCGACATTACATTACTATATTAAGGAGCTATTATGGCAAAAAAAATATCAGAATATGATGAGGAATCTCTTGATCTTACTAATCAGTTTTTACTGATCGATGACACCAGCCAGAATAAATTTGGCAAACTGCCATTGAGCAGGGTGTTTGATCCCGCCTATGGTATTGAGTGGGATCCATCAGCAGACACTTACACACGGCTTGGCAGAATCGCGGGCTATGCAGCAGGCACTCCAACAGCAAAAGGCGCGGTAGTTCCCGATGACTTGCTGCCTGTACAAGCAGGCATGTTTGGCTGTGTTGTTAATGATGCAAAAGAGATGCAGTACATGTTGAGTGCCACAAATCATGCCAACAAAGAGGATGGCAATGCTGCAACACTTACCGGTGCAGACGGGCAGGTGATGATCCGAGTTCCACGGCACTGGTGGCTGCAGGAATACGTGGGCGGAAAGCACCGCTTTTGGGTGAGTCCATATCCCGTGAAGGGCTACCATGAATTTACAGGTGGATATATTGGTAAATACGGGGCAACAATGTATGATGACGGAACCTCTGATTATGTGGATGGTGACGGCAATGGTGGAGCGGATATAGCCAATGATGTGCTTGCTTCCGTAAGCGGCAAGAAGCCGTGGAGCAGTGAGGATAGAGCTGATTTCCGCACCCTTGCAGAAAACAGAGGCACTGGCTGGCACCTGCTTGATAATAGAATTTACAGCGCAGTTGTTCGCTTGATGATAATTGAGCTTGCAACGCTTAATATGCAGGCAGCTATAAGTGAAGGAAATTCCAAGTTTGCAAGCTGGGTTTTTGCTACATGTATTGGCGCAACCGGCAAGTCCAATGCAGACGGCGAGACCAGTAATGGGCAATCCACAGCGGGCGGAAATATTGGAGATTATGTTTCTTACAGAGGCATTGAAGATATATTCGGAAATCTCTACCAATTCCTTGATGGCGTGAATGTGAAAAATGTTGAAGCAGACCTTGCGAGCTATTTATGGTTATGTAATGAACATGCGAATTATGCAGATGATGTTGAAACGAATTATACAAAATCCGGCGAGTTGGCATTGTTAGATGGATATGGTGCCAATCTCATTCAGAATATTAATGACAAGGGCGGTTTGTACACCTCTGCTGTTGGTGGAAGTTCTACAACCAAGCTAACGGATTATTATTATCAGGCATATAGTGTATTAGCACCTGGCTATGTTACAGACTGGCGTGTGGTGCTTGTTGGCGGTTTTGCGATTTACGGTGCGCTAGTTGGCGTGTTCTTCGTTAGTGCGACTTACGTTTCCTCGGTTGCCGCTTCCACTATCGGCGCTCGCCTTTGCTTATTAAGGATATAAGATAATGAACGGCTTTTATGTAAACGTGTGGTGCATGTTGGCAGTAATGCGAATAACAGTGCGAAAGTTGGCGTGTTCTACGTTAATGCGAATAACGATTCCTCGAATGCCAATTCCAATATCGGCACTCACCTATGCTTATTATAACCTTACACATAAAAGCCATGCCCCTTGGCAAAACACAAAGCAATGCCTCATTCGTGTTGGTAGTCCCGTTCTTTTCGGGGTCGAATACTCGGAGGTGAAATAAGCAAAATGAAACGCTTTGGATATCTCTACGAAAAAATATGGGCGATGGAAAACATCCAACTCGCGCACTTGAATGCACAGCGAGGAAAGAAGCATTATAAAGAAGTGAGAATGATCAACTCGAATCAGGAATTCTATCTAAAAAAAATACAGAATATGCTCAAGGAGAAGATATATAAAACATCTAATTATGTAAAAATGACAAAGAAAACCAATTGTGGGAAAGTCCGAGAAATATATAAACTCCCATATTTCCCAGATAGGATCGTACATCATGCCATAATGCAGATACTTAGACCAATATGGTATAAGACACTTATTCGAGACACCTACTCTTCGATCAAAGGGAGAGGTATTCATGATGGGGTAAACAGAATTAAGAAAGCCCTTTTTGACAAAGAGAACACTCTGTATTGTTTAAAGTTTGATATAAAACAGTATTATCCATCCATTAATAACGGGATATTAAAATCCGTAATTCGTAAAAGAATTAAAGATTCGGATGTATTATATCTTCTTGATGAGATCATTGATTCTGTTCAAGGCGTACCAATTGGAAATTATTTAAGCCAATACTTTGGTAATCTATATCTTTCTGAATATGATCATTGGGCAAAAGAGGAAATGGGGATCAAGTATTATTTCAGATATTGTGATGATATTGTCATTCTACATAAAGACAATAAGTTCCTACATGAGATAAGAAAACAATCTGAGGAATATTTAAGTGAAAGCAGGCAGTTACAAATAAAAAACAACTGGCAGGTTTTCCCCGTTGCTGATAGAGGAATAGATTTTTTGGGCTATCGTTTTTATCATAATTATGTTCTTTTGAGGAGATCTGTAGCAACATCCTTTAAGCAGAAAATAAAAAATTTAATAAGGAATTGGGAATACATAAACACCATTCAGGCAGTTAGCATGGTTATGAGCTATATTGGCTGGATCAAATATGCGAACTGCAAAAACCTATTGAGATCACTTATCGGCAAAGACATTTTTTGGATCATAAAAACCAAATGCAAGGATTCTAATATTAATAATCCGCTACAGGGCATAGTATGAAAATGAAAAAATTTTCTGATATTTCAAAAGAAAACATTTTAGACGGCGATAAGATTCGGCTTGACGACATTCTTAACGAAG